GCGATTAGTGCGGTGAAGACGCAGGCGCAGTTGCTAGGGTTTATGGATCAGACGGTGAATATCAATCACACGGTGACGGCGAAGGATTTGGATTTGGCGACGTTGCGTGCGATGGTTGCGGATAGGGCGAAGCCTGTGAATGTTATTGAAGCGGAATATAAGGAGATTGAGGGATGAGGAAGGGTGATATGGATTTACTCGATTGGTATGCTGGTTTAGCAATGCAGGCCATTATAGGTGCACGTAAAAGTATGGGGAATCCTTATTTCCATGCCAAGGATGCGTTTGATATGGCGGAGGCGATGATGGATCGCCGTCAGGACGTTATAGCCGCTGAAGCCGAATGAACAATAACCTGACGACCGATGACTTACTGGCAGAGCTGGTAGCCCGTGAGGAGGCGATGGCGTCGTTTGCGGCCTATATTGAGTATGTGAGTGGGTTGAAGCCGCCGCCGCATTTGAAGCTGATTTGTGACAAGCTGGATGAGGTTGCTGAGGGCAAGATCATGCGGCTGATGATTTCGATGCCACCGGGGCATGGTAAGTCGTTTGCCGCGTCGCATTACTTCCCGGCCTATTACCTGTCGAAGAATCCTACGAAGAACGTGATCTTTGCGACACACAAGCAGGAGCTGTCAGATTCGTTTGGTTTGAAGGTTCGGAACGTGATTAAGGGTGAGGAGCATCGGCGGTTATTTCCGGGCGTGGGGATTAGTACGGACAAGACGGCGGCTGGCGAGTGGATGACGACGCAGGCTGGTGGTTATCACGCGACGGCTGTTGGTGCGAACGTGACTGGCCGGCGCGGGGATATATTGATTGGTGACGATTTGCTGTCGGGTATTCAGGCGGCGGAGTCGGACAGTGAGCGGAATAAGTTATGGGCTTGGTACGGTGCGGATTTTTTCACGCGCCGTAAGAACAAGGACACGCCCATCATCCTGATAGGAACGCGCTGGCATTTGGGCGACCACATGGGTCGCTTGGATCAGGGCGAGCGGGATGGTGAGGGCGAGAAGTGGGAGCGGGTGATTTTGCCCGCGCTGGCGGTGGATAACGACATTTTGGGGCGTGAGCCCGGAGATGCACTGTGGCCGGAACAGTTCCCGAAAGAGGAACTTGAGAAGATCCGCCGCCAGCCTTCCACGACAAGCCGTATCTGGTCGTCGCTGTATCAGCAGAATCCGGTTGTGGATGATGGTGGTATTATAGATCAGACGTGGTTTAAGTGGTGGCGCTCAGCTGAGCCGCCGGAGGTGAAATACGTTATACAGGCGTGGGATACGGCGCTGACGGCGAACAAGACATCAGCGTTTAGCGCGTCCACGACATGGGGCGTGTTTGATGACGATAACGATATACCGAACTTGATCTTGCTGTCGGTGTGGCGCGAACGGGCTGAGTGGCCTATACTGAGGCGCATGGTGCAGCGCATGGCTACGGACTATCGCGACGATAATTATCGCGTTCCCATAAAGGTATCGAAGAACAGGAAGCCCGATACGATACTGGTGGAAGCCAAGGCGAACGGACAGATGCTGATACAGGATTTGGGTCGTGCGGGAATTGTTGCAACGCCGTTTAATCCTGATAAGTTTGGCGATAAGATAGCGCGTGTTCGGTTGGTGACTGACTTGATAGAAAATGGTAGGGTGTGGCTACCGGCGATGAAACCGTCATATGATGAGTTGCGGCCTTGGGCGCGAGACTTTATGGAACAGTGCGTGCAGTTTCCGGCGGCTGATTCGAGGGATTGGGTTGACACGATGACAATGGCGTTCTTGCGGGTTAAGCAGTCTGGCTGGGTACACAATACAGAAAATCCGTATGAAGAGTTATATGACGTACCGCTTGAACGCGCATCGTTTTATTGACGCCGCATAAGGCGCATGATAGGAGGCACAATGGCCCGTAAACCAATGACTATTGCAGACACGCTTCGTCCTCAGTTTGAGGGCATCGGCGGCGTTGACGTTGACATGCCTGAGGGCGACGCAGAATACGAAATTGAAATGGGCGGCCCTGAGATGGTCGATGGCGCTGAAATCACCGAGCTGGATGATGGCGGTGTTGAGATTGATTTTGAACCAGCGGAAGACGCTGAAGAAGAAATCACCCACGAGTCGAACCTAGCGCTGCACATGGATGATATGGCTCTGAACGGTTTGGGCGAGATGCTGTTGAGCGGCGTCGAGGAAGATAAGCAGAGCCGCGCTGATTGGGAAAACACGATGTCTGAGGGCATCAAGTTGATGGGCCTGAAGATCGAAGACCGCACCACGCCGTTTAAGGGTGCGTGTGGTGTTTACGATCCGCTGTTGGCAGAAGCCGTTGTGCGTTGGCAGGCTGTGGCGTGTGGTGAATTGTTACCAGCAAGCGGGCCTGTCAAGACGCAGGTCATCGGCGTTGCGAATGAGCAGCTGGATGCGCAGGCTTCGCGGGTTAAGGATTTTATGAACCTTTACCTTACGGAATTGGCCCCTGAGTTCTATGAAGAGTTCGACCAGATGCTGTTCTGGCTGGCATTGGTGGGCTCGACGTTCAAGAAGGTCTATCAGGATCGGCTGTTGGGACGCCCGGTGAGCCGTTTTGTTTTGCCTGACAATTTCATTGTGGCGTATGGCACGACGGATTTAGAAACTTCGCCACGTTTCTGCCACATTACGCCTATGACTCGCCGCAATTTCCGCTTGGCGCAGCTGGCTGGTGTGTATCGCGACATAAAGGTTGGCGATCCGCAGCCGGATGACACGAGTCAAACGCCGATTCAGGCGCAGGTTGATGGTGTTCAGGGTGTTGAGCCGGGTGCAGAAGGCACGGAAGAATATCGGATCTATGAGGTTTATGCTGACCTGAACCTTGAGGGCTATGAGAACGAGGATGGTATTCCTCTGCCGTATATTGTTACGATTGAAGAGGGCAGCCGTAAGGTTCTGTCGATTTATCGTAACTATTTGGAAGACGACCCCACGTTTAAACGCGAGGGTAACTTTGTCCACTATAAGCTGATGCCCGGCGTTGGCTTCTACGGCCTTGGCTATGCCCATTTATTAGGCAACTCGGCTAAGACGGCGACATCGATTCGCCGCCAGCTGATTGACGCAGCGACGTTGAATAACTTCCCCGGTGGCTTGCGCGTCAAGGGCATGCGTCTGGATGACAATAACATTGGGATTGGCCCGACTGAGTTCCGTGAAATTGACACGGGTGGTATGCCGATTCAGAACGCAATCATGACCATGCCGTACAAGGAACCATCGCAGGTTTCTTTGGCGTTGTTGAAGGAAACGTATGAGAGTGCGCGGAACCTTGCCAACACTGCAGAGATTGCGGTTGGTGAAGGCCGTCAGGATGCGCCTGTGGGCACGACAGTTGCTCTCATGGAAGCGGCTACCCGTTTGCAGTCAGCAACGCTCAAGCGGGCTCACAAGTCATTTAACCGTGAGCTGAAACTGATAGCGAATCTGTTTGGCAAGTATCTGCCGGATGAGCCGTATCCGTTCCCTGTTCGCGGCGGGATGTCGGCAATTATGCGGGAAGATTTTTCGTCGAACGTCGATGTTATTCCTGTAAGCGATCCGAACATTTCATCGTCGGCGCAGCGTATGATGCGCGCAGAAGCTCTGTTGCGGTTTGCTACGCAGCAGCCTGACCAGCACAATTTGCGTGAAGCCTATCGTCAGATGTATGTTGAGATGGGTATTGACGAAGAAAAGATTGAAATGCTGTTGCTCCCTGAGCAGGCGAAACCAAGGCCGCTAGATCCTCTGTCTGAGAACCAGAATGCACTTACTGGTAAGCCATTGATTGCCGGCGCGTATCAGGATCACGACGCGCACATAGCAGCGCACGCGCCGATTGCTGAAGAGAACCCAGCGCTGCAGGCCCACATCAATGAGCATTTGGCGCTGAAAATGCGCGTGCAGGTCGAGCAGATTATTGGCCAGCCGTTGCCGCCTCCGGGCCAGCCGTTGCCACCAGAGATTGAGAACCAGCTTGCGGCTATGGTTGCACAGGCCATGCAGCAGCTTGCGCCATCCTATAAGCCTCAGCCTCCGGGCCCAGATCCTATGCTTCAGGTGGAGCAGATGAAGATTCAGCAGCGTGATGCTGATAGTAAACTTGACGCCCAAGTCGATATGGCGAAGGCACAAATTGAAGCCCGTACAGAAGCAGAGGATCGGGCGTCAAGAGAACGGATTGCAGCAATGAAGATGCAGTCCGAAGCCCTGCGTAACAATGGAGGTTTCCAATGAAAATGTCTGATATGCGGGCGAAGGCTCGTGCAATTTTTGGCCCAGCAATCGCTGAGCCTATGCCTAATCAACCAAACGGTGCGAAGGCTCTTCAGGAGCGTGCGAACGCCCGTCCCATCCCGACCTATAAGGTTGGTGGCGCTGTGAAGAAGAACGCGCCTCCCCAGCCGACTGCAGCTGAGCGTGAAGCTGCGCGCCGTAAGCGTGAAGAGCTGGCGAAGATGAAGGTGACACCAGAAAATGCTGCGGCTATCGAACGCGCCAATCGTTCTTCGGGCTATAAGTCTGGCGGCAAGGTTCAGACCTCTGCTGACACTGCCGAGAAGCTGGCTACAGAAATGGGCGGCATGAAGAAGGGCGGCAAGGCGAAGAAAGATGGCCTCGCTGTTATGATCGCTATTGGTGAGCCGATGAAGGGTATGAAGAAGTCCGGCAAGAAAATGATGGACGGCGGCGAGATCCCTACGGATACACGCGCTTCTAAGATGATGGCTGCTGGCGGTGCTGGCAAGACTCGCAAGGGTCAGGCTCCTGCTAAATTCGCTCAAGGCGGTGCTGGCAAGGTTCGTAAGGGTATGATGACGCCTGAAGGCAAAATCACTAACGCCATGAACAAAGTTCGCGGCTGTTAACAGGGGGACGCGACCGTGCCATCAAGATCGAAGAGCCAGTTTCGTCTTATGAGCGCGGTCGCGAACAACCCAGCCTTTGCAAAGAAGGTTGGTATTTCGCAGGAGGTGGGCAAAGAATTCACCACTGCAACGAAGAACTATAAAAAATTACCGGAGAAAAAAAATGAGCGCAGAGGAACTAAGCCGCAGAGCGGTTGAGCGTATCAGTGAGCTGCGAGATCGCGCCACAGAATACTCATTAAATGCACGTTTTAAGCCGTCGAGCCAAGGGGAGCGCTATGTTCCTGCGTCGTCGGCAGAAGAGATTGCCCTTCAGGTTCTGGAGGGGAATGCGTTGGTGCGTGGCTACACGGCTGCAATTCAGGTCATTGCCGACGAGTATAAACGCATGATGCAGCCTGACGATGATAAAATACCGGAACAAAAAACAAGGAGTCATTACTGATGAGCATGAGTAACATTGAACCGCATGAAGAAGAGCTTGCGAAGCAATTCATCGATGAGCAGTTTGTAGAGATGACCGGCCAACCGTTTGATATGCGGCCAGCTGGGTATCTTGTGGCTGTGAAAATTTACATCCGCCCTGAAGAGCTGAAGACGATCAAGAAGGAAGACGGCACAGAAGTGACGCTTTACCTGCCTGACACCGTTCGCGCTGAAGACAAGTTCTCCTCGGTTTCGGCCTTGGTATGCGCTGTTGGACCTGAGGCCTATCAGGGTGAGAAGTTTGAGCGTTCTGGGCCTTGGTGCAAGGTCGGAGACTGGATCTTAATCCCACGCTACGAATCGACTATGGTTGCCTATCGTGGCGTTGCGATGGCCCTCCTGCCTGATGATCGCGTGATGGCGGTTATTACAGGACCAGAAGATGTCGAATCCGGTAAAGCTGCCAATAATTATTAAGGAATAGAGCATGGATGAAGAAAACGAAGTCCCAGAACTTCCTTTGACGGAAGAAGGTCCTACAGAGGACATAGAGATTGAGATCACCGAAGACGATCTTGGTGAAAGCCTCACGGATTATGAGGAAGATGAATCCGAAGAAGAACCTTCGGAAGAAGAGCCTGAGGAGCAAGAGCTTGAAGAAGAGGAGCCCGAAGAAGAAGAGGCTCCGAAGCGCAAGCGTTCTCCTGATAAGCGCATAGCTGAGCTGGCCCGCAAGGCTGCCGATGCTGAGCGTCGGGCTCAGGAAGCTGAATCTCGCCTGCAGAACGAAGCGCAGTTGCGTCAGCAATCTGACTTTGCGATGATGACACACTACAAAAACAACCTCATCAACGAAGCTGGTGCGGTCAAGCAGAAGCTCATGGATGCGCATTCTATGGGCGACAGTGAACAGATTGTTGAACTGCAGAGTATTTACTACAAGCTGCAGAACGATCTCTCTGGCGTTGAGAACTGGGAAGCTGAGCAGAAGGTGTCCGCTCCAGCGGTGCAGAAGCAAGCGCAGCCCAAAGCGCAGCCTCAGCCTTCGCTAGAGCCTCGCACAGCCGGATGGATTCAGAAGAACGAGTGGTTCCAGCCACAGTCTCCTGAGTTTGATCCTGAGATGCACGAAGAGGCAACGCTGTATGCGCGCCGCATCGAGCGTCGGTATCGTTCTGAGGGTCGTGACGAAGAAATCGGTGGGGTTGATTACTTCACGGAAATCGACCGTCACATGCGTAAGGAGTATCCTGACGCATTCTCAGCTGTATCAACCCCAAGCAAGAGAACTCCACCGATGTCTCGTGAATCTAATGTCGCCCCTGTCCAGCGCAGTGCGCCAAACCAGCAAGGCAAAAACTCTACAACCATCCGCCTAACAGCTGATCAGCGTCGCATGGCGCATCAATTGGCAGAATCAGGTGCAATTCGTAATCCGGATGGGAGCCGCATGAATAAAATTCAGGGCGAAAAATACTACGCAGTTCAGGTAAAAAAACAAAGTAAAGGAGCTTAAAAATGGCACGAGCATCAAGAATCTCGCAAAGCCGAGCAGCAGAATCACGCGAATCAGGCATGCGCAAGCGCCCTGAAACGCACTTCCAATCCAAGCTATATGTTCCAAAGGACAAGATCCCTGCGGGCATGACCTACGCTTGGGTTCGCGAATCAACCCTCAACGAACCCGATCCAGACAACATGACGGATCGCATGATCAAGGGCTGGGCTCCAGTTCCTGCGTCACGCCACCCTGAGATGGTCCCTCCTCCGCTTCCCGGCTATGAAGGCTTGGAAGTTCAGGTCATCCGTCGCGGCGGCCTAATGCTCTGCGAATGCCCAACACGGGACGTTCAAGAGCGTAACGAAGATCGCGATCTGGAAAACATTGAAACCCTGCAGGACGTGGCATGGACTGGTCAGAGCGACCCGAACCTGCCGCGTTTTGAAGACAAAGACAGCGGCGTATCGTTCGAGCGCGTCACGTCGTTTAAGGATTAACCTCCGGCCACAGTGCACTGATACGCGCTGTGGGAACTTCCCCTGCCCGGGCAACTGGGTGGGGGTTTTTTTATGCTGTTGACGTGGGTGTTGAATTGAGTTAGTTCTGATGTCCTCGACGCAGGTCACGTATCCTGCACCTCGATGGTGGTCACGTATCCACTCCTACGGCGGGTAGTCGATTCGATGTCGCGTCACGTATCGCGTCACCTAGCAGGCA